ATCATTATAAATGGTTTCTCCAATTATAAACCCCCTGACTTAAAAAGTCAAGGGGTTGTTTTTTTATTCTATTTTAGTTAAGGTGGATGAGTGAATTGATACATTTGCTAACTCGGTAAAGTGTAATTAACGAATTAAAACCTCCTTACATATCCTTTTACATTCTGCTTGGTTTTCGTCACATTCGACTAAGCACTCGTAATATTCTGTGATTAAATCATTATCCTCATTGTAACCATTGAGTTGATTAAGTGAAATTAAGTTGTGCATTTGATCGAAAATTATTGGACTATTATATGACATAATGTAGGAGTTTTAGTGCATCTTGTTTCTCCTAATTCTGAAAATATTTAGACTAAATCTGTCTGTAAATCCTGATACAAATTAACAAAAATTTATGCCTACGCACATATACCTAGTCACGTTGTCGCCAATCATCAGAACGGTCTTGCTTGAACCAATCAGCAATATCGTCTGCACCATAAAATCCTCTTTTAGGTTTTCTGTCTGGATTGCCTATGTCCAAATATTTAAGGCACGAACCATCGTCATCTGTCGCTAATCTTCTTGCCTGACTTAACATACCTCTGGCACTTGTATTTGCTTTTGCCAACTTATTCGCCCATATCATATCTTCTAACGAAACTTCAGTTCCAGCTGCGATGTCTTTGCAAATCGCTTGTAATCTTAAACGGTATTGGGTAGATAACATAAGGTAAATTAATAGTTCACATTATTTATTTTAATATTTTTACCCTAATATTAATGTATTGTTATGAACACATTACCGCCATTTTGATAATGGTTTTGTTTCAATTAACTTAGCGGTTTCAAGGTCATCACTCTCATCTGGGTTTGTATGATATGTGACTTCTTTTAATGTTTTTAGGTATTCTAAAACGTGTTCTCTTATCTCCATCAAATCTTCATAACATCCTTGATTATATGCACAACCACGCAAGTCGTGGTCAGGTTTTAATACTGATTCAGTAAACAAATCTAACGCTCGCTGATACTTTTGTGCAGATGTTTCTACTGCATCAATTGAGTTTTGATCGTGCATTTTTCTTCTCCTTTTGGATACCCTTTTTTATGTATATCATAGCACACTCAAAGTTCTTTGAGAAGTGTTCTACGATACCATTATGAATGATGGCAAATTTTCTTCCATTTGATGGTACTGCAGCCCACATACCATCTTTAGATACCCAACCAGTTGGTTGACCGATTTTGGCATCTAGTAAAGAGGGAAATGTGGTGGGGTAGAAAGATTGATAATTATCTCCCCTTGCCATTAAAATACAGCGGTAACACTAACAACAGTAGCGTTAGGGTTTCTTGCAAGTGCGACTTGTCTTGCTTCCTGATAGTCAACTGCTCTTACTTCTTCAGTAAAAATTTGACCTGCTACGAATAGTTGTACTCTACAACGCATTAGAAAAACCTCCCTTTAGATGCAAAGTTTACGATTGCAAATGATGAACCAATACAAAATGTCATCAATGCCATTGTTAATACAAATCCTTCAATCATAGTATCTCCTTTGTTTACTCTTCTATTATATAATATCAAAGATGTTTATGCAAGGCTCTTGTGCCACTTCTTTAACTGGTTGAACTGGTTTATAATCTTGTATTCTTTTCTGAATTAAGTTACCATAATCTTCGTTGAGTTCACACCCAATATAATGACGATTAAGTGACTTTGCAACTGCAGCTGTAGTTCCTGCACCCATAAATGGGTCAATAACTGTATCTCCCTCCTCACTCCCTGCAAGTATGCAAGGTTCAATTAAGTCAGGTGGATATGTCGCAAAATGAGCTTCTTTGTATGGTTTGACAGTAACAGACCAAACAGAACGTTTATTCTTCGTATTTGATGACACAACTTCATCTGTTTTTAATTCATAATATGTCAATCCCTCATCCATTACCTCATATTCATCTATATGTTCTCTTACTTTTTTCCAATCTTCAATACTTGGATATGAAAAACCAGACTCATCAAATCTAAACCAATGTTCTATTTTTGTGAGTGGTATGTCAGTATGCTCTGCTAATATTTTTGCTTTAGTTTTTGACCTTAAAAATTCAACAAACTCTCTCTGTGTAGGTAACTTTGTGCGAACTGCAATTAAATTATCTCCACGATTTGCATGCATACCCTGTCTGTGTTTTGCTTCATTCTCTTGTGTTACATATTTTCCATGTTTTGATGTCCAGACAGAGCGTTTATTCTTTGTTGAATATGATTTTGTAAGTCCGCTATGGGGTTGGAGTCCTGTTCCTTGATTGTGGTATTTTCCGTTTGTTCTATCTCTTGTTCCCCAATCTTTTGCGGGTTCTTTGATTGCTTCATTGTTGTAGTAATATTTTCTATTTTTACTGAACAAAAATATATATTCGTGTGACTTCGTACACCTATCTTTTACACTCTCTGGCATCGGATTTGGTTTGTGCCAAATAATATCCTGTCGTAGATACCATCCATCTTTACGCATAGCAAAAGCAAACATCCAAGGGATTCCGATTAAATCTTTCTCTTTAAGTCCATCTAATTTGTTGCCACGTTTATTACAATTATCTGGTAAATCTTGTTTTGTTTTAGATACAGATTGTTTTGGATATGATTGACCTTTTCCTGGTCGATAATTATAATAACTATCTCCTAGATTAACCCACAAAGTTCCATCATCTGTTAAAACATCCCTGACACCACGAAATACATTTACAAGATTTTCAATATATTCTTCGGGTGTTTCTTCAAGTCCTATCTGACTATCTTGTCTAATTGCACCACACTTCGGGCAAACAGTTTTGTATATTGCATCGCCAACCCCTGCCATTTCATCATGATTTTTATGTCCAGTAATACAATTCTTAGGATTAACTTTAGTGTCTCTCCTGTGATTACAATTAGGGTCGCCACCTATCCACGTTGCTGTACCATAATCCCTGAGTCCATAATATGGTGGGGATGTTACGCAAGTTCTTGCACTCTGTGGTAAAAATTCACTTAGTGTTTCCTTACAATCTCCAAATAAAATTGTGTCTTTCATCTTTTTAGAAATTCATTCAAAATCCACGAACTACTGTTCATTTTGTCATCGCCACCAACACCCCACTCAAAAATAACTCTGTCATTCTGTTGAAATTTAAGATATTCTGGCACGTTGGTATTAACTCTGTCTCCTCCATTACAGTATATCACTTTATCATACATTTGTAAACACTTGAATATTGCCATATTCGATGAGTTGTCTGTATCATCATAAGTAATAGTCAAATCAACTGGTTTCAATTCTTTGACTATTGCTCTCCTTTCTCTCATTGGTAAGAAATACTTTCCTTTCTTACGAATTAACCACTCATCTGAATTAAGACCAACACATAATGGAGTATGTGGGTACAATTCTTTTGCATTTTTAAAATATGAGATATGACCACTATGTATAGGGTCAAATCCACCTGTAACTAAAACTATTGTACTCATTGTGTTTTGTTTAATTTAAGATTTACTGATAATGTTTTTCTTATCTCATCGTTTTCGTGAGAACTAACACCATGTAAAAGATGACTTGAGAAGAAAATAATATCTCCTCTCTTTACAGTTGGTTGATGATGATTTGTATAAGATATTAAATCCTCATACTCTTCTGAAAAATTACAGGAATGTCTGTCAACAAAAAAGAATTTTCCAAAATCAATCCCATCATTTGCAAAGAATACACTTGATATATCAAGACCTGCGTGGTCGTGAATCTCTTGATAATAACCTCTCTTATATAAATTTAGCCAAGGGTCATACATTGTATAATCAAAACTTTTATTTAATTTTTTAGATAATAATTCTAAACTTGGTTTGAACAAATCATAAAAGTTTTGCCATATAAGTGGTATTCTATCAACTTTACAATATCTTCCCCACTCAAAGAAATCATTATCTACTTGTTGAGTATTACATACATCATCAATCTTAGATATTAATTCTTCTGAATTAGGTGCAGGGAAAACTGTATAAAATTCAGATGAGAATGGAATATTAATCATCGTGTAATAACTGTGGTTGCTGCTTGACCTTTGTTGAAGATAGTATCGACTACTGCTTCAACCTTTCTTGCGGTAGTAATACCCACGTTAGAGTAAACTGGTACACATACAAGACCAAATACTTTGTCTGCATCGCCCTTGCGAATAACTCTACCGATAGTCTGACTAATACCTATGTAGTCCATCGAACGCATAAACAATACTGCTTCAAGTCCATTGACATTGATACCCTCTGAGAGTATGCTGTGATGAAGTACAACAAACTTCTTTCCGTTTCTACCCCACTCATTAAGAGTGTTAAAGAAAGTCTCTCTATCGACCTTCTCTCCATCAATCATCGCACCTGTCTTTGCTGTGATAAACATATAAGAGTAACCACGAATCGCAAGTTGTTGTACAAAATCTGTCTGAGAAATAAGTGCAACAATCTGTCTGGTTGACTTGGCACATATTAATACTTTGTCCTTATCAAGATTGTCAATCGCACCAATCATTTGCTCATTGTCTCTGTCTGCAACTAACTCATCTTTCTTGAGTATTCTTGAACGATACACCTTGACTTTAGGTGGTAAAATATAACCTTGCTTGACTAACTTTGGTGCAGGTACTTGACATATCACACCACCATATACCTCTGTCCAGTTCATCCCTGCCTTGACAGGAGAACGACTATGCTTTGGTGTTGCTGTAAAGAAATAACATCTACCTGCATACTGTGAGAAGTAATCAGTAGCAGGGAAAAAGTTTTTCTGTACTGAGTTGTGTGCTTCATCAAAGTAGATAGTATCAACCATAATACCACTTTCTTCAATCCTGTGTAGTGAATGATAAGTTGTAAATATAATAGTTCTACTGAAGAAATTTACTAAGTTCTGCTCAACAAATCCCTGTATCTCAAGTGGATTAGTGGTGCTGAACATACCTTTGATTTTACCACTATGAACGTGCATCACATCTACATCATTGTATTTCTTATCAACGATTTCCATAAACTCTTTGCATAGTTGCTCTGCAAGTAGTATGCGTGGTGCAACGACTACAACTGTACCATAATCTTCCAACTGCTTTACAGCATCCATAATCATACAGATGGTCTTACCACCACCAGTAGGAACAATGACTTGTCCTTTGTCATTGTCTAACATTGATTGAATTGCTTGTTCTTGATGTGGTCTTAGTTGCATTAGTGTTCTTTAGATGTACCTATCATAGCATAAAAATACCCCCTGTGCAGGGGGTTGTGACAGATATCTAACTGGCAAAGAAAGCCTCCACTCCAACTGGTTCTCCAAAACTATAATCATAAGTAAGTGCATCGTGACAAACATAATGTGGGTGTGTAGTAGAAACTCCCAATCTATCACACATTTCTCTATGATTATCTTCCATTAATTCAACTGCGTATAACATATTATCTAATACATGATTAAGAGAATGATATTTAATTAATTCGTCTTTCAATGCAACTAAGAAATTACCATTACCTGCGGATGGGTCTAAAAAAGTTGAATCAGGATTAGTTCTAGTAGTAAGGGGTATTTCCTCAACCATTTTAACACACAGTTTTATGGGAGTAAAAACTTCTCCGTTCAAATCTATTCTGTCATCACTTCGTTTTATATCAGAACCAATTAATTCATTATGTTTATTCTTCATAATTGTGATTGAATATAATTAATTTGACTTGAATTTAAAACCTTTGTAATAGGAGTATTTGGGAATCTTGAAAGAATTGCAGTTGACATTCTTCCACCCACTCTAGTTTGTTCTATAACCCAACGATATAATGGGTTATCTAAAATATTTTTAGATTTAATTGCATCATCTTCTGTATCAAAATATTGAACATCACAACTCTGGTCACAAACCATTGTATCTGAAACAATAATCTCGTAGTTAAAAGGTGTACCCATATGTGGTATCATCATTTTCCATTTACCATAGGTAATCCACTTTACTTTTCCATACTTTATATTACCATTTGAATTAATAGCATAAGGATATTCATCACTTTCAATATCACTATAATCTCTAACATATTTGTCTGCATCTACTTTACTCATACCCATTTCTTTCTGAACCATTCTAGAAACAGCACGAGGGTCAGCAGTATCTCTAACACTAATATCAAACTTTTTACTATCATAATCAATTAAAGTTTGAATAATATCTTGCACTTTACTATCATTATAAATTTTTAGTGTTTTATCTGTATTAATTGTTATTACATCATTTACAATTGATTCATTTCCCTCTGTAATATTATTCTGTGCAACCCAACGACATATTTGAGTGCCAACCTTTGGAAAGAATTGATTTACGTCTGTGTAAACTTTTTTTAAATTAAGTTTACGTTTTTTACCAAGAATTACGGAAGTAAATTGATCTCCACCATTTAAAATATTAGTAGGTGTAACAAAAGACATCCATCCATTTTCTTTTAACAATCCTCTACTAAGGTCACATATTTTCCACCATAAAGCACCAGTACCAGAACCTTTTAATTCTCCATTTCCATCATTTGATTGATATGGGGGGTTTGCAATAATAACATCAAATTTCATTTCATTTCCAATAGTGATTAATTTTTCATTTTTAATTTTAATATCTAAAACAATACTACTAGGTATTAATTTTTTGAGATGATTTTTAAAATATGGGTAATATTCCCCACAAAATATATTTAAGTCTGGATAATTTTTATGAAGTAAGTAAGGAACAGAGCCACTTAGTGCATTAATGACTATAAAATTTCTCTTACCTTCATTATATACCTTATCTATATTACTGTCAATTATAAGTTCTCTTGCTAATTTTAATGGAAAATACACAAGTCCAAGTGTTCTTTTTCTCAAGGTATTTACAAAAATATCATCATGTACCTCTTCAAATGAAAGTGTACTATAAGTTTCTTGTTTATCTTTTAAAAAATTATCAAAGAATTTGTATATACTATTCTGACCACGCATAGGATTAACAATATCCCTAACAATCTTCAAATCATTTTCATTAAACATTTGTTTCATTTCCTTACTCTCTAAAACTTTCATAACATCATAATCTTTACTTGTATATGCAACCCAAGTAGATTCAGTAAAGATTTCAGAGAATAAAATGGATACCTGTTCCATCTTTTTATCAACTTTAAATTTGTTAGTTCCTGTGCTAGTGGTTGTTTTAACTTTAGAATTATTTTTATCATTTAATTTACCTACCTTTGTAGTGATTGAAGATGTTTTATATTTTTCAGACAATTCAATTAAATTCCAATCACATATTGAATCAAAAAGAGCATTTATAATAATATCTCTTCTTGGTCTAGGATTACTTTTACTTTTAAAATATTCATTTAACTCTGATATAATTTCTTGTGGACTTACATATACTGGTTTTTTGCTATTAAGTGGATATTTGATAAAAGGAATACAATCCAAGTATTCTGTTTGAGATTTACCACTTAAATTAGCACTTTTTCTAACTGCTTTACCTAAAGTTAATGTTAACTTACTATCAGGACAATGATTATACAAAATAACTTTATCTTTACCATCAACTAAACGAATTGCACGACCTAATAATTGCATCAATTCAGTAGGACTTGATATTTTATCAAATAAATTGATGTGTCCTACTTGTGGTATATCTGTACCTGTAGTAAATTTACGACACGTTAGTATATTAATACCTTGATATTTCTCTAGTAGTTCATCTATTACTTGTTTTATACTCTTATCTTTTGCCAAATCTCCAAGAGTCCAAGCATCAACAAAATATCTTGTTTTTATACGTTGATTTAGTAATTTTGCAAGTTCGGGATATTTGTCGGATGCACTATCCTCATCCTCCCCTGCGGGTAAAACATCTATAGATACTCTCTTAGAAGTATTTGGGAGATTTACTGCTAAGTTATTTTTTTTCTTCGGCAATACTTCAACATATTTTTGATAATAAGTTTCTACAATATCTTCTGCATAAACATATATTCCATCTTCTCTTATAAACCATTTACGAGGGTCATAACCCTCTACTTCATCAAATGCTGACTTAATTCTATCATTTAGACCTGCAAAGGGTGTCTCAAATGATTCCAAAGTTATCTCTGGAAGTTTAGTTTCCTGTCGATTATTTAATCCCCATAATAAATCATAATTAACAATAGTTTCATCATCATAAGTATCAAGAAAATTATATGGTGTGGCACTTAAATCAAGTGTAGCGTTTGATTTGATACAATCTAATAATGTAGAAGTTCTATCTCCACGATAAAACTTATGCCCTTCATCCCTTAACCATAAATCGACACATCCATTTAATTTTTTATACTTGTCTCTTATCTTAGAACCTGTTTTATCATCATAAAATAAATCTTGTGCAGTAATTAATAAAAATATAACCTCATCTTTCTTTTTTTTACATAAATCTTTTATTGATAAATTATCCCACTCTTTTTTTGTTATATAACTATACTTTTGAAACTGCGTATGACAAATATTAATTGTATTTAAATTACTAATAAAAGAATTAAGAGTATCAGGAATAGGTGTAGTGACTAAAACTAATCCACCTTTGTTTAATTTACTAAAATATCTTAATGTTGCAATTTCACTAATAAGAGTTTTACCAATGCCTGTATGTCCTGCAAATAAACACTTGTTATATTTAATTAAATTTTCTGTAATATTTGCAATCGCACCCTCTTGTCCAAATCTGGGTTTGAAATCTTTTAATGTTTCACGATAATCACTTTTTAAAAAGTCAGAATATAATTTAATTTCATAATCAAGTTCTTCAACAGTAATTTCAAACCACTCACGATTCTTACGAACTCTTTTGTATCCCCTATCCTCTAACCTATCATGAAATGGTATGTCCCAGAATGTAGTGGTATAAACTTTTTTTACAACTAAATCTACTGGTTGTGAAGTACTATCTTGTTCATCAATACGAATCTTTGCATCCCTCTCTGTAGCTCCTATCTTCAATCTAGGTTTTTTTCCTATCTCAATCCTACCCTCATACCTATCATCATCAGTATAAGCATAAATTTGTGTGGTAGTGGTGGTCATTGATTATATTATTTACCTTTATTATAGCAAATAAATGGTAAAATTCAAGGGGTATGTGCCAGTTTTTTTATTGTCACACTAAGTTATAATTCACAACACACCTTGTATCTTTAGTTGGTTGCTCTGCTGTATGAAACAACCCTCCATCGAATAATACAACTCTTCCCTGTTTAGGTGTGACACTCTCTTTTACTGTATATTTGTCACTTTCCACCTTTTCATTGTATATAATTGTATCTCCGTCACTATCAACAACATAATATAACATCACAAAATGTTTATCATCTGTATCAATGTGTGGTGTGTCCACCTTTCCCTTTTTAGTGGTCAATGGTAACTGTAGAAAAGAACGACCTTGTATCACATCCACCTTTGTCATTTGTAATCTATGACAACAAATCTTTATTAGATTTAGAAATATATCGTGGAATTCACTAATCACTATCCCTGATAACTTTACATATCCGTGAGTAAATGCGGGTCTTTTCTGACTGTCTTGACAGTCTGATTTTGTTACGTCTTTCGTATAATACCAAGGAAACTCATAGTCTTTATAATTAATCTCTCCTAATAATATACTCTTAATTTGTTCTTGATAATCTAGGTCAATGATATTATCAATTACAATGATTTCACTATCATTCATAGTTCAACTTTTGTATCAGGGTTAATGTCAACATATAAAAACTCCATTGTTTCATCAGAATCATTCTTCCCTTGATGTAATTTTTCTACATTAAATATCTCTACCTTTCCCTCTTGCCAATAAAATCTTTCCCCTGTTTCAATAAACTCGATGTAACATTTATTCCCCTGTGGTATCTTCAGAGGTATTTGTATTCTCATGAAATCTTTACCCCATAAATTAAAATCCTTATGTGGTTTTGCATCAACGTGTGCTGAGTATTTCAGATATGCAACACCATAAATCTCATCATTTTTTATAATCTCGTATATATCATCATCAAATAATTTCTTTCTATATCTTTGTTCATTCTTACCATACTTTGCATAAGAAACGAAAACATCATATCCCATATACTTTGAAGTAATACCTTCCTTTCTTAAAGGAAATGTTGTTTTATTACCCCAATGAAATAGTTTTGTAAGTTGTTGCTTTGTAATCATAATTTAGTAAATACACCAACGATTGCATCATTGAGTGTAACTTCATAGTGTTTGTTATCTAATTTAGCATAATCTAGTGGTTTTACTGTAGCACCATTGATGATAGGTTTACCACTAAAACAAATCAACCAACTTTTATTATCACCATCAAAAGATTCTTTCACCAATCTTCCATCCCAATCTTGCTCTGGTTCAAGTGCATTAAATCCGTACATATGATATGGAGTTGATGATGTGTAATATCTTTTTGAGTAAAGATAATCTTTTACATTCACAAAATTATTTCCATCTGCATCTAGAGATACATATTCAGTTTCAAAAGGTCTTGCCATCTTGACATTTCCTTTAGTAATAATGTGATATATTGCATAATTATCAGGATAACCGTGAGTAAATAAACCATCAGCATCCCCTACACCACCACATAAAGTAAACTCTTCACACTTTTTGAAAAAATGTCTCATAATTCTATTCTCCTCATTTTCAGTAATCTAGTTCCTCTATACCAAATCTTACCCTCAATATTTTTCCCCAGTAGATTTTGAATATCTAGTTCACCATCAATCTCGATAGGTGTATTTTCATCAAGTATAGGTTCATTTTCATCTTGTTCTTGAAGTAAATGTTTTACTTTAAAAACTAAACTATCAATAAAAGACTCTGTATTAGTCATATCCAAATCCGATATTTCGATTGCATAATCTCGATAATCATTTATTGTTTTATGTGAATGTAGTCCACAAATTCTAAAAGTAATTTGTTCTGTATCGGGTAAATATTGTTCGATTTTTATAATCACCTTCATTTGTATGTCCTCCAAAACTTAGGATTTACAAACCCCATCGAATAATCATTATCACCATCTTCTTTATATACAAGTGTGATATCACCAACGATTGCCAATCTTTCACCCTTAAAATCATTTGAATGACTTGCAGTACAATGTTCCATAGCACTTGGAAATAAAATTAAAGAACCTTCCTCTGGATTTATATGAAAACTTGAAGCATTAAGTTCGTTGCTTTCTCGTACACCATCTTTAATATCACTTGTATTCAGTCCATCAAACAGTCCATTTAGATTGTTTGTATTAGCAAATTTTAAAACGTGAGATTTAGGTGGTGTATTTAAATAGTAAGAAAATGATATGTGACTAGTTGAATGTGTGTGCCACTTAATCGTTTCGTGTGCAGCTCTTGAACGAGAAATCCAACTCTTAGTGATAATAAAATCAAATATATCTTTATACTTCAGTACATCATGGATATAAATTTTAGTCTCTAAAATTATATTCTCAAATAATTCTTCAAGTTCATCATCTAGATGTATAAATGGATTACCTGTATTCTCACTCGTGGTATTAAACCACTCCTCACCATCTTGGTATGTTACTTGGTCATAATCATACTTAGGATATACTTTATAAAAAGTATCTTTGTATTTTTTATGATTGGGAATCTCGCTGACGTAAATTGTGGTTGGAAAGATGTTAAATATCTGTCTAGTCATTATCTTGTACCATTGCCCACGATGTAATTAAATACTTTGAACCTCCTATTGGTGGATTACCTCGATGAGTATGTGTATACCCTGCAGGAAAAATCAATACATCACCCTGTTTTGCAAGTTCTCTTCGATTCTGATATAAAAATTCTGTCTCTCCTCCTTCAAAATTATCATTCAAATAAAGTTGTAGAACAAATTTTCGTTGACTATATGGTATTGAACCATTCTCGAAATGCCAAGAATGAAATCCACCACATATGGGTATCTTCTTTACTTTCAAATCATAAATTAAAAATTTGAAATCTTTTAATATACTAACTGCCTCTAGATACTCATCAATACAAGGTTTAAATTTTGGAATTATTTCATCTGCTAATTGACTATATGAAGGGAAATCATAACTGTATGAAACATTTGCAGTTTTATGATTGACCTGATGTAAGTTTTCTTTATCGTGTACTAAAATATTATGTTGATCAAAATTCTCAATAAAATCTATAAATTTATTACACTCTTGCTCTGTAAAAGCACCTCTATACCTTCGTATCAAGTCAAATTCAGTTGTCATAATAAATGAATTAAAAAATTAATTTACCCCAGTATCCGTTGTACTACCCTGTACTGTACCACTATTATTTATTGTAACACTAAAACCAGAAGTTCGCCTTATTGCAGCCCCGTTTCCTCCACCAGATCCACCACCAGTTGATGAACCACCACCACTGCCAGCATTACCAGATGCCTGACCACCTGATCCACCAGATGCACCAAATGCCTGACCACCATTATTACCACCGCCACCGCCACCACCTCCAGTGGTTTCAGTACCTGCTCCACCTGGTTGTCCACTACCAGATCCAAATCCTCCACCAGTGGATCCACCATTACCACCAGAACCAGCAGGGCAACCAGCTCCACCGCCACCGCCTCCACCGCCAGCTCTTCTATCTCTTCTTTTATCAGTTTGGCGACCTCCACCGCCTCCTCCTCCACCACCAAAACCAGCACGGAGAACTCCACCACTTGCAATATTAACTGTTACACCGTTATGTTCAATACCCAATGCACTTGTACCAGGTGAACCAGCATTACCATTATTATTGATACCATCAGCACCCTTACCACCATCTCCTCCAGCACCAAGAACTTCTCCACTACTTCCTACATCTACTTGAACTGTTGCAGTGCTGTCCCAAGAACCTGTTTTCAACGCACAATTTATTTGATTACTTTTGTCTGAGCAAAACTTTTTATTGACATTGATTATAATTTTACTTCCACCCTCCTTTTTTGTTCTAAAACCACCAATAACTGTTACAGCATTATTATTCCATTTATCTCCTTTTGCACTTTTTCTATCCTCTCTACTACCACTATGACAATCAACTATAACATTCAATTTTTTTCCATAAAAATCACTAAACTTTATTTGACCTGATGTTGGTATTCCAGAATCTAGTGGTAAATTAGATAGCGACCCAACACTTTGAGTTAAACGGTAAGCACCTAACGATCTTCCACCATTTTGTCCAAACTCTGCTTCAATTTCAGAAAATGCTAGTGAACTTCCAGAATTTTTAATTGCCATTAGTGTAAATTAACCCAAGTAGAACCGTTGAAAACTTGTAATTTATTTGTTGATGTATTATATACTATTGCACCAGAGACAACACCAGCTAAATTACCTCTTTGCGTAGTCGTAACTTTAGGTGCTATCATAAATCTAGTTCCACTAGCTCCAGCACTTCCAGCATCAGCAAAGTCAGCTGCCGATTTTAAGACAGTTGCACCAATTCCAACTCCACCAAAGCAAGCAGAGGCATTGATTGCATTGATATCTGTATCATCTAATATATCATCACTCTTAAGTGCTATTTGTCCACTGCTAGAGATAACAATACGTTGTGCTGCAGTATCGTTAATTTGAACTGCTTGACCAGCTACTGTAGTTCCAATACCAATTGCAGCTGTTTCAACTGCTGTTGTAAATGTAGCTACACCTGCAACACTCAAATTATTTAAAGTTGATATACCTACTGTCGTATTAGTATTACCTGCAAGAGTTCCTGATACGTTTCCTGTCAATGAACCTTGAACATTACCAAGGAGTAATCCATTAACAATTAAGTTATTACCAACATTTACGTCACCTGTAAAATTTCCAGCACCAGTAACATCTAGTGCCTTAGTGGGTTGAGTATTACCAATACCAAGTGAACCTCCAACACCAGTTAGTGTCATCAATCTAGCGGAGTTTATTCCCTTGTGCCAATGGAAATCACCTTGCACTCCAGCAGCGTTGTTTCCACTTAAGTGATAATTAAAGTTACCTGTATCATAGTTTATAATATCTAATGATGTACCTGATGCACTGTAAGGTGCACCAGCTCCACCACCAAATCTAATCTGAGATGTCTGAGTCTTTCCAGTTCCAACCTCTTTACCTACATTAAGTTGTGCAATACTACTTGTACTACATATCTGAACTTCAGCAAGGTTAGTCTTTGTAACCTGAATGTCACTTACAGGGGTATCAGTAGTACCGACTCCAAGTTTTGTTGTGATTGTGGCATTTGGAACTTCTATAGAAGTTGCATTAACAGCACCACTAAACGTAGTTACACCAGTAACCAATAAATTTTTTGTTGTTATTATACCTGCAACTGCGACATCGTTACTAAATGTTGATACTCCTGTTACTCCAAGGTCATTTGAAATTGAAGTTGTACCACCATCAGATGTCAATAGCAAATTAGATGCAGTTGCGGAAATAGCACTGGGAGCTTCTATACCGATTGTTACACTATTAATTGTTGCTCCACTTGTTCCAACAATCGGACCAGAAAATGTAGAGACACCAGCAACACTTAAATTATCTAAATTTGTATGACCATCTACGTCAACGTCTGCATTTATATCAACATTTCCTGTAGTGGTTGTAACTCCTGAAATACTTACATTATCAAGGAAAGTATGTGCATCAATATCAACATTACCTGAGAACGTAGTTACTCCAGCAACACTTACATTATCTAAATTTGTATGACCATCTACATCTAAGTCTGCGTTTAAATCAATATTTCCTGAAAAAGTAGACCCACTAACAATATTGCCTGTCAAATCTCCAACGAAAGACGCAGCAGTAATGATACCAGAAGCGTTTATATTACCTGCTGAACTGATACCAACACCTCTTTGTGCAGCATCCACGTTTCCACCAACTTGGACTGTGCTACGGGGATCTTCAGTGCCCACGCCCACATTGCCACCTGTGTTGTATATACTTGTAAATCCTAATCCTACGTCAACGTCTTCCCATTGAGAAGTTGGCATACCCTGTAAATTACTTGCATCACCAAAGTATGTTAAAATACCTGTCCCTGTTGCAGTAACAATTCCACTCTTTACACTAAGACCTGCACCAATTATATTTGTAGGTTCAAAAGTTGTTACTGTTAAAAATCCAATATTTGCTGAAGTTGCACTCGTAAATCCTGTTATAATAACATTACCTCTGACATCAAGAGATTCTACTGGTATAGTGGTTCCGATTCCAACCAGACCAGTAGCAGTTACTAACAGGTTGTCATCATCTACCTGTACACCGTTACGAAAATTAAAATTCTTCTTGATATTTGCCATCAGTTATATTTTTAGTTATTTATTGTTTTCAAGTGAATTAACTTTAGCAGAAAGTTCTTTTACTGCTTCAATTAAAACTGGAATTAATCTATCATAACGAACTGCTTTAAGTCCATTATCTCTAGTTTGTGTAATACCTGGTAAACCAAGTGCTTCAACCTCTTGAGCAAGAATACCAATATCATCAGTTCCCTTATAATCAGATTTTGAATTCCAAGAGAAAATATTACCACTTAAAGATAGTATTTTATCTAATGAGTTAGGTATAGGAGTAATATTATCCTTTAGTGATATATCTGAGGTATTGAATGCAATGATGTCATCTCCACAATGAATTTTACCCTCAACTCCAAGTCCACCAGCAGTTAAAACTAATGCTCCTGTATCTTTACTTGATGAGTTTGTGCTACTATCAATTGTCATTGATCCATCTACCTCTGCGTTTGCAGTGATGTGAACTTTATTGTTTGATGAATCTAGTACTAAATCACCAGTTGCAGTATTGATTGTAGTACCAGCAGTCAATCCAAGTGTTATATTGTTTGCTCTAATATTATTAGTACAATTAAGTTGTGTGCCATTAAATGTAAGAGCAGAAGATGTCGCACCATTATTAGAACCATTCTTAAATACAACTTGATTAGCAGATCCAAAACTTAAATTAGCAGATGTTGATGATGAAGTTGCATTTCCACTTAATGCACCAGAGAATGTTGTACAAGTAAGTGTATTATTTGATGATGTAAATGTTAATTGAGCATCAGTGGTGGCAGCAGTCATTGTGCCTGTTGTCAAGTGAGTTAAAGTAACTCTCTGTGTATCTCCATTTGTACCTGAACTTGCAGTACTATGTCCGATAGATCCAGTCCCTCCACTTCCAACAGATACATTATAACTAATTCCCGGATATAAAATTGTAGTACCTACGGTAACGCCTCCCGCACCACCGCCACCAGGGTTATATGCAAAATTTGCCGTTCCAGAATTCTCTTTCATCCCACCGCCGCCACCACCGCCGACCAAGAAGTAATTCGCAAGCGTTAAGGTGTTAACTTGAAAGCTTCCTTGTTCGGTGAAGCGTAGCGAGTTATATGAGG